TTGGAAATGTAATCTTCACGCATGGCTTCAGCACGAATGATGAAATGGAAGCCATTCAGCTTGCGCAGGACTGTCATGGAATGCTTGCGAATCAACTTGTCGTTCGTGGTCACACGCACCGCCCTGTTCCGCCAACGCAATGCAAGAAGTCGCAACGTGTGAAGTTGCCATTGTGGTATGCGAATGCGGGATACATGGCGTTCGGTGATGGGGCAAAGCGTGCGCCATACACATATCGCTTTTCAATTAGCGCGTGGAAGCATGGTGCGATCTTTGGTGAATGTCAGCTTGGTCGTGTTGGGCGCATGGGTCGTGACTCATGGAATGCGGAATTGGTGTTGTTGTGAATATTGATATGAGGATCGAACTTCGTGGCAAGCGTTGGATACTGCAAGGGATAGATTTCTTGCAGGATGGAAGCTGTGGAAGCATCGACCCTCCTGACACTCCGCAAAAACGGATTCTTATTGCCCTTAATCAGAACCAGATAGACATACTAGATACAGTGATTCACGAGTGCTTGCACGCCTGTTATCCCGATTTGGACGAGGAGGCTATCACGGAAAGCGCAACAGGGATTGCCAAAGTGCTTTTTCGTATGGGGTACAGATTGGAGGGGTCATGACTTGTGATTGTGAATGCCACAAAGAAAACGCTGTCAGCAACTTGAAGAAGTGCGAAGAAAAGAACAAGCGAAGCAAGAAAGAACTAGAAGCTTTGAAGAAGAAGATTCTGGCATTAACCGTTGCGGTTGCTATTGTCGGCACTCTGATCGGCAAAGAAGGCGTTGACAAGGTTCTTGAATATCTTGAAACATTTGACAAAGTAAAGCAGTCAACAAGCAAGTTGCTTGATACTTCAAGCAATGATTTTGAAATACTTCCGCCTGTATATTACGGAAGCTCTCCATCACCTTCAACGATCGGTGTGTTCGCATTGTCAGCAATTTTGCCGACCAAGCGAAGATCGTGAAAAACTTTTTTTTATTGCAACAAATCTTTGTTCTTAATAAATAAACAAATAAAGTTGTAATCAATTTAAAAGAAAAACAATCAAAAACCACACGAAAAAGATTTTTGAAAAAAGATTTTGTTGGGTTTGTGTTTTAAAAACAAAACTTCTTTGTTCACTTTTGTTGTGTTGGCACGAAAACGCAAACAAAATTTTGAAAGTGAATTTGACTTTTGGTAAAATACACTTATCGAAAGGAAAACAACTTTCGATATTTGCTCTTTGACAAGTTAAGAAGTACAGCTCGGAAGGAATATTTACTATGAATATAGATATGAAAAGACCATATATGCGATACTCTCCCTTCAATCCTAAAGCACCCAAAACGTTTGGGGGTTGGGATCTGAAAGCTAGAACCTTTAACGGTTACTGCGTTGAAAAGATTGTTGATTTTATTGAATGGCATGAGGATACCAAATCAGATGAATGGATAGCTCGAAAGTTTTGGAGCGTTGATTGTGATCCTGCCTACCCATCAATAGCATGGGTTCAAATCTCACATATGACAGAAATGGATATTAAAGATATCCGAAAAAAATGGCAAGCCAACGAAATCTAAATAATTAAACACTAAATAGGGCTGTACTTCTTAACCTGCCATTGTGCAGTAGCTCTTTGACAAGTGAAGATGTGTTGTTCATGAAAGGATATTTTTATGAAAAAGTTAATAGGTTTAGAATCACTTAAAACTCAAGAAGAGTTTGATTCATTAGAGGGCAGTACGGTTGCTTGTACAACTGGCTTGCTCAAAGGTATCGAAGGCAAGATAATAAAAGCGATTTGGAAAACACGCCCAACGCCAACAAAATCAAATCCTTATAAAAAAGAACGCATAGGTGTTAGGAGAATTAAGATCCATGCACGAGAAGAACATCCAAATGGTTCGTATACAAAATACGAGTTGTTCCATTCTGAAGATGATAGATACATGGATACAAAAGGTTATTGGAAATTAGTAAAGTAAACATTTAGACCGAACAGCACATCTTCACTTGCCAAAGTTCTGTTTGACTAGGGTATTTGATCTAGTCAGACGAAGTTTGATAGTGAAATGCTCTTTTACAAGTTAAAAAGTACCCATTAAGAACCTGACGATCACAACCTATTTGCGCCAGATTTTATGGGGCTAGCTCCCGCCTCCTGTGGCACTCTGGCTTTAAACGGGTAATCACGCCCTTTTTCATAGAATGGCACAGACGGGCTTATTGGGCATATTTCTTTGATTTCCGCTATTTTCCACAAAATGCCAAGATTGTTAAAGTTATTACCACACATGGGTCGATTTGGTGTAATGTACACAAGTCAGCAATGGTGCTGATGAAATAAGGAAAAGGATAAACAATGAAAGACATAGGTGATTTTTATGACAGCTTGCCCGTGATTGGACAAATATCAATTTGCATTGCAATTGTGATGACCGTGCCACTCTGGTTTCCGTTTTGGGTTTTGCAGGAATTGAAGCAAGGCAGGATCGAAAAGAAGATTGAACAAAAACTTGATGACCAAGAAGCGGTTGAAAAGATATTTCAAAACATTAGGAAGGATTTGGAATCATGAAAACTATCGCGGAGCTTAAAAAAGAAATCAAGCAGATCAATGACTATGCAAAACGCCAGAAGTCTTTTGGTGCTTCTTCTGCGAGGATTTCCAAACTGCAACGCAATGCGGTTCGGTTGCAAGAAATAGAATCGGAAATATATAAAAACAATAGAAAGGATTTGAAATGAACTATTTTGAAAAAGATGCCATCTCGGCAACATTATTAAAAGCGATCGTAAAACAATCGCCTGTTCATGCGGAAGAACGCATGAAGAACTTTGAAGCGACAGCAAACATGAAGCTTGGAACAGCGTTTCATGCGAAGATTTTGGAGTTGCCAGAATACGACAACTTGATTGCGGTGTCGCCAGATTGCGACAAGCGCACAAAAGCAGGGAAGGAAACGCACGCCAAGTTCCTTGAAACGGTTGGTGACAAGACTGTCATCACGCCTGATCAAAGCGTGCTTGTTGAAAACATGGCGCGAGCTTGCATGGCACATCCGCAGGTTCAACGATTGATTGAAAAGTGTCATGAGACGGAAAAGGAAATCGACTTTGAGTTTGACGGCATGGACTGCAAATCGAAAATAGATATGGTCGATGACAATGGAACAATTGTTGACATCAAGACTTGTCAAGATGCAAGCCCTGAAGGATTCAAGCGGGATTCTGCTAGATATTTATATCACTTGCAACTTGCATGGTATGCAAGAGCGATGGGTATTGATTGGAAAGATGTCAACGCATACATCATTGCGGTCGAAAATAAAGCACCGCATGGCGTAGCCGTTTACAAGTTTTCACCGAATGCGATCTTGAATGGATGGGAACTTTGCAAGCTTGGTGTTGCAATGTGGAAAGAACACAAACTGAACCTTGCTCTTGGTGACGGAACGTTTCCGTATACCGATGAGGTTCTTGAACTTGAATTGCCAGTTTGGGCAATGAATGGATTGGAAGGATAACAATGCGTAGACCAACAATAACAAGAAAAAGAATTGATGGGTTGTTTGTTGCCTTGTCATTCGCCCAAGGCGATATTGAAGCCATGACCGGAGACGACCAAAAGGATTGCAAAAAAGATATTGATGCTTTTGAAAGTGCATGCGCCTATGTTTCAGAATTAAGTCATTGGCACAGATGGAAACAAGAACAAAATAAAGAATTGGAAGGATAATCATGACAACTAAAAAGAAAACAACAACAAAGAAAGAGCCGAAATCAATTTGGCACAATCTGTCGAAAATCAATGTGAATGAACACACAGAAGTCAAGGGATCGGGCAAGTTCACAGCCACATATCTTTCATGGTCGTGGGCATGGGGAATCTTGATGGAACACTATCCCGATGCAACATTTGAAAACCACCTGAACCAAGATGGATACCCTTGCTTTTTTGACCATAATGGAAACGCAATGGTTCGGGTCACGTTGTGTATAAGCGAAAAGTGCCATACAGAAGATTTTATGGTTACTGATTTTAACAACAAAGCAATCACGAATCCTGATTCATTTGCAATCAACACAGCTTTAAAGCGATGCTTGGTGAAGTGCATGGCATATTTTGGGCTTGGTCACTACATCTATGCGGGCGAAGATTTGCCAACGCCAGAAGACTTCGATCGTGAACACGCGCTTGGCGTTATCAATGCGCACATCAAATTCAATGCAGAAGAAGGATGGGAAGGCATAGTGCTGACACACTTCGATGCAAAATCAATAGACGACTTGACTGAAGAACAGTTGAAGCAAGTTGTCGCAAGAATACCAAAGGAAGAAGGTGAACAAAATGGCTGATATGTCAAATTACAATGGAATAGGGCGATTGACTCGTGACCCTGAAACGACTGAAACACCAAAGAGTTCTGTTACGAAGTTTGCAATCGCTGTCAACGGATTCAAAAAAGATGATGTTTCATTCATTGATTGCGAAGCATGGGGAAAGGTTGGGGAAATCGTGCAACAGCATTGCCAGAAGGGCAAGCAAATTGCAGTTGATGGAAGGTTGCGCGTTGACCGATGGAAAGACAATGACGGCAACAACCGTTCAAAGCCGATCGTGAATGTTCGTGACATCACGCTTCTTGGAAGCAAAGATGATTCAGCGCAAGCACCGAAACCGAAACAACAAAGCATGGAGATTCCAAAAAATGACAACATTCCCTTCTGAAATACCAAACAAAGGAACAGGCACGAGGTTGCTGACTAGCTCTGAAGTGGCGAAAATGGTGAGAGTATCAGCCAAATCTATCTACAAATGGATGGATGAAAATCGATTCCCGCAGTCGATCAAGGCAGGTCATATGCACCGTTGGCGAGAATCCGATATTGAAGATTGGATTGCGAAGGGCGGATCAGATGCAGAAGCCACTTGAAATCGCTAATTGGGAAGAACATTTCGAGGTTGCGCAAAGTAGGCGTAGACCCAAACGCTTATCATGGGTTCCTATACCGACCCGTCATGACAGCCGAGGGTATCGCAAGCTGATACGCTCAGAAGGCGGTTTGGAGCATTTTGGTTGTTGGTGCGCTCTCATCCAAGTTTCCGCAAAATGTTCTATTCGTGGCGTTCTGGCGGACGATAGAGGGCTTGCATTGACTTGTGATGACCTTGAAGCCATGACCGACATCCCTGCATCGTGTTTTGAATCAGCAATCCCCATTCTTTGTGACATTGGATGGCTTATTTGTCCAAGCTCGTACCAAGCTCCGAGCGAAGTAGGAGCGCAGTCGGAGGATGGTACGTCTACAGTACATAACAGTACAGTACAAACAGAACAGAACAAAACAACACAGGTGCATTGTTCTCAAGTATTCAACCATCAAAGAGATTCGACCAAGTATTTCAATATGCTTCCATCCAACCGAAGGCGCGGGAAAGCTAGTTGGCAAAAAGCATGGGTTGATTTTGTAGTTCAAGATCAGGTCGATCCTCAAAAAGTGATTGATTCGATCTTGGAATATTACAAATCTGGAGAAGGACAATCTGAATATTTCAGAAGTCCTGCAAGATTGCTTGAAGATTGTATTTGGCAAGAAAGCCCTGAATCATGGAATGCAAAGCACGCCAAGCCAATTGATGCAACATCGGCATTTGAAAAGGTGTTCGATGAACAGGCAAACTAACAAATTCCACAGGGATTTGAAACACTTATCAAAAAAGGAAATCAGTATGAAGTCATTATTTGAAAACATTGACACATCAAAAGAAGCGTTCAAATCAATCTTGCCAATCCTGTCTGACATGAAAGCGAAGGTTCTTCTGGCTATAAATGAAGAACCATCAACAGATGATCGGCTTGAATATGTCTTGACAATGAAACATCAATCACTGTCAGCTTATCGAAGGTATCTTGTCAAAGATGGGCTTGTTGAAGAATCTGGCGACTATTTGCCGACATCTTCAGGGAGGAAAGCAAAGGTTTGGAGAATCACAGAAAAAGGAATTGTCGCTTTGGCAAAATGGAGGGATCGAAATGAATGAATCTGAATGGATGGAAACATGGACAAGGTTGCGGGGAAGATTCCCTTCGTGGCAACCAAGCGAAGTTGAAGCAGAAGATTGGTGTCGTGGATTACGAGTGTACAAAAAAGATATGGTTGAAGATGTAAGCCGTTGGGTCAAAGGCAATTACTCGTCAGATACGCCAAAAATGAAATGGTTCATCACTGAATGTGAAAAAAGAAAACGTGATCTGATCGCAAAGAATCAACAAGAAGTCACAACAAAAGGTGAATCAAGGGAGGAATATGAATCTAAAAAAGAAGCAACGCTTCAAAAACTTGAAGGCACGGATATTGTTAAATTGCGCACAGCTTGCAGATCAGTCATGAACAAGTACCCTTTTGTCGCAAAGCCGACTTGTGGAAATCCTCGTGAATGGAAGTCAACATTGCGATCAATGGTCTTCTTGGAAATATATGGCGATGAAACAACATGAAACACATATTGTCTATGGGCGCAGGAGTGCAAAGCACTTGTTTACTGTTGTGGAGTTGTATGGGATTGATCCCAAAATTTGACTTGGCAATTTTTGCGGATGTGGGATTCGAGCCAAAAAAAGTCATGACCCATTTGGAGTGGTGCAAGATTGAGGCAGAAAAGCACGGCATTCCACTTGTTGTTGTAAAACACACAGAAGGCGGTCTTAAAAATGATACTTTGAACGCTCTTTCAAGCGAAGATGGTGGTCGTGTCGCAGGAATGCCGTTCTTCACATCAAGCATTGAAGGCGAAAAGGTAAGCGGTATGACGATGAGGCAATGTACTTCTGAATACAAAATTTCGCCAATAAACAAATACATTAGGCGTGAAGTGCTAGGTTTGAAACCACGGCAACGCGCTCCAAAAGAAAAAGTGATTTTTCAATATATGGGAATATCGTTTGACGAGGCAACGAGGGCAAAAAACTCACGAGAGAAATATATTGAAAATGTGTTTCCTTTCTTGAACTGGGGCATTGATTCTCCAGATGGCAAAGTTTGGCGAAGATACCAGATTGTAAATTGGCTTGAAGAAAACTATCCTGAAATTCAAGTTCCAAGGTCGTCATGTATCGCTTGCCCTTATCACAGCAACGAAGAATGGCGATCGATAAAAGATAATGCAGAAGAATGGGAAGAAGCGTGTCAGTTTGATGAAATGATACGAATTGACAAAAGAAAGAAAAAGACAAAAATGACCCAATTTTTATACGTTCACCGATCAGGAAAACCACTCCGAGAGGTTGATCTACGATCCGAAGAAGAAAAAGGTCAGGGAAATTTGTGGGATAATGAATGTGAGGGAATGTGCGGGATGTAACGATGATGGTTGAAGTTCTGTGTTACACTCCACGCATGACATCTGCGATGAAACAGCGTGAAGCCAAATGAAAGAATCAGACCGAATGCGGTTGTTGGTTGTTGATGCTTGTGACACAATGTCGAGGATGGGCGACAGAACAATGCAGGATTCAGCCAACGGTATTTCAGAGCATTTGGAAGAGTTGCTTTTGAGTATCGATTCTGAAAGAGCTGAAGATTTGATGGCATCAACCTTAGTGGTGGTGCTGTCACTTCTGAAGCCCTTGACCGAACAGGTTCTTGCAAACACAGATGGGCGATATACTCGATCACGGGTTGAAGTGGAATTGGAAGCTCCAGAAGAAAACGAGGATGATGGTCTTCGGGTATACTCCTGATAGATTCTTTTCTCTCAAGATGCGCAAGGTCTATCCTTTCACCTTGCAGGAAAGACCCCGCATTCGTGCGGGGTTTTTTTGTGCTATGCTTCAACAATGATCGAACTTGAACTTCCGTTCCCTCCATCATCGAACACCTACTATCGAAGCGTTCGCATGGGTCAATCATGTCGGGTCTTGTTGTCAAAGCGCGGGCGACTATACAAAGAAGAAGTGAAAGATATTCTTTCAACAAAACACAAACAATTCGGATTTCCGATCGAAGGAAGATTGTCGGTTGACATCAAGCTTCATCCACCGAACCGCAGAAAGCTTGATTTGGATAATAGAATCAAACCGCTTCTTGATGCAATGGCAGTTCCGTTTGGTTGTGCATACGATGACGATGAAGCCATCGACCGTTTGTTGATCACACGGCATGACATAATCAAAGGCGGTCTTGCAATAGTCACAATCAAGCAAAATGTTGTTGTTGATTCAGTGGAGTAGAATGGTCGCATCATGATTTCAAACACAATCGAAAGCGTGTCACAATTCGTTTGCACATCTTCTGGCATTGCGCTCACATCGCTTGGCGTTGCTTCGCAGACAGGTTCAGGCGTGATCAACGATTCAACACTACTTCCGCTTTCCCTGTTCATAGGCGGGATTGCATTCACCGCAACATTGACTTGGCGTGCATCATCTGCAAAAGCAAACCTTGCGCACAAGCTTGATGAAATTGAACGCAGACTGAAGGCACTTGAAAACGAATCAGGCTTGACGACAGGAATGGAAACACGGATCGACATGGCTGAATCAGCAATCAGGGATTTCAAGCGGAGGAAACGCAAGTGAGCAGAATGACGGTCATCGAAGCTTTCTGTCGCTTCATGGGTTGGATGCTTGTTCTTGGTGGTGCGATGTTATTCCTCGCAAGCCAGATCGGTTGTTCTGCTGTTGAGTCGATCAACACGAACGCATCACAAATCCACACGCTTGCTGAATCAAGTGAACAACGCTTTGAAGCAATTGCAGAAATCAGTGCAGTTGAGGAAATTGACAAACAAACAAAACACGGAATCATCGAACAACGTTCAATCCAAGATTCGGTTGCGAGCATTCGCAAGGCACTCCCACGAGTCGAGGACAAAGAACCAAGTTGGATGGCTTTAATACAACGGGTTGCGCTTGCAGGGATATTAATTGCAAGCATATTTCTAATTTGGCAGACGGGCATTGGAACTCTCTTGCGCAAGCTCTTGTATTCAATATCAGCATTCATTCCTTCCAAAAGTATGCGGGAAGCGGAAATGGATATGAAGATCGCAGACGACAACAACAGCATGACTATTCGTGAAGCGATAGCAAGCAAGCGTGCATCGTCTGATGCTTATAATTCAGCATACAAGAAAATTAAATCGAGGAAATGATTATGGACTTTTTAGCAATGGCATGGGATAGCGTTTGGGCGTTGGCAGTAGGAATGGGCTTTGGCATTTTGATGCAACGTGTCGGCATGGTTGATTGGTTACTTGCAAAGATTATGCGCAAATAAGATGGCAAGTATTGGCGTAAATTACAAAACCGTATCGGCTGAAGTAGCAAGCACATCAACATCGTTTGCTGAAGTTGCTGAAACAGATGCGTTGACAAATGGCAAAACGTACTATGTTGTCGCGCATGGCTTGGTTGAAGGATCGAGCAACAGCGATGTTTTTGAATGGCGTTTGGTAGACCGCACAAACTCTGATGCGGTTCTATCTAACTCCACGCAAATCAGAGAGCCGACCCAAGCTGACAAGACTCAAGGGTATCACTTTGTCGGCAAGTTCACGGCAGGATCAGGCGGTGGCGGTCTTGCCTTTGAACAGAAGTCCGCTTCTGGTGAAACGGTACGAACGCAATATCTTTCTTTGATGTTGCTTGATATTGACAACCTTTCTGCTGACGACTACTTCTACAACAACAACACATCTGACACAGCCTTGACAGATTCATTCCAAAGCTTTGCAACAGTCACAAAATCATCACTGACAGCGAGTGACAAGTGGCTCGTGTTTGGATGGCAAGCAACTGCAACAGATGATGTTTCGCACAATACTGAAATGAAGCTGTATTGTTCTGATCCTTCTGGAACTGAAGATGAACCGTTGATATCTTTTGAAGGTGAGGATTTGACGGAAGTTCTAGGATTCACCATTTGTCGAGCTTACACAATGACAGGTGCGGGAGCTACTTGGACGATCAAAAGCCGAATGGATAGCGCACTGCCCGCAGATGCAAACAATCATCTTGAATCAACGCTGTTTGGGATTAGGCTTTCCGCTTTTGAAAACTCAACCTTTTCATATACTTCGGCATTGCAAGCCACAACCGCAACATCATGGCAACAATTAGCAAGACAGACGTTGACACCAGATTCAACAGGTGATGTGATCGCAGTCACCTGTGCTGTGTTTGATGGAGATTCAACAAACCGCAAGTCTTTTGCAAGAACACAGGTTGACGGATCAAGCGTTCCAAATACACAACCTGATACAGAGTATCAATGCAACACGAATGACTTCTCTGAGCTGTTGCCGATCGGTGGAATCACCAAGTATTCTGGAAGCGCAAGCACGTTGGCAACGGTTGACTTTGATGCAAAGAAAGAATCGGGTGCAAGTTACGGTTGGCAGAATACAACGCTTGCACTATTCACAACAGAGATTGCAGTGACAAACACAAATCAGGTATACACAGCAGTTGCATCGCAGACGTACAATAGTGGTGATGTCGCAGGGCAGACATATTCGTCAGGCGATGTGGCATCGGAGGTTCAACCAACATGAGCAACACACCAACACGAGCAACAATCTACGAAGATACGGGCGTGACTTGTATGGCACGAATCGTTGGCGCAGATTCAACAGCGATCACGCAATCCACAACAAGCGCAATCACGCTTGCAGTGTTTAAGAACTCAAGCACGGTCGCAACATACACAGCTTCATTGACCGTTGCAGATGTTGTGTTCAATGCGCTTCAGACTGACGGACGGTGGACGGGTTCGACAGGATACAACTTCCGTTATTCTGCAATCGCTTCCATATTCGATGATGGCGATGCAACTTTCCGTCTTGAGTTTAAATTCACTCCAACATCAGGCAGTCAATACTTTGTCGTTTATGAGATCGACACGGTTGAGATTTTCACTTCCTGATGTTGTTATGGTCACGAATCATCTTCATTCTTGAAGATGCTGAATTGATAGAAATGGGGTATGTCTTATGCACATACGTTTAACGTGTGACTTGTCGCAAGAGCAAATAGATTGCGGATATGATTGGACGTTACTGACGATTCATTCAAGATTCTGCAAATGGCTTGTCGATCTTGAAATGAAAATCACGCACTTCGCTATCTTTTGGGAAGAATCCGAAGATGGAGAAATGCACTTGTTCGCCACGGCTGAATTGTCGTTTGATTCACCTGTGGAGATTGATTCAAAGTTCCTTGATGAAATGAGACTTGGTGGAAAAGAAGATGAATGACTTTGACGACAAAGGCAAGTTTGCAAAGGGCAACAAGTATTCATTCAAGAATCGACCCGAAAACGCAAATCGTAATGGCAGACCAAAAGGGCGATCAATGCAAGATGCCTTGCGCACTATGCTTGAAGATGAAATGACAGGCGAAAAGCTTTGCGATTCGCTTGTTCGATGTGCTATTGAAAAGGCACTTGATGGCGACTTCCGCTTCTGGCAAGAGATTATCAACCGCATTGATGGCAAAGTTCCAAATCGAATTGCTGATGCTGAAGGAACTTCGTTGACATTCTTACTTCAAGAAGCTGTACAATCAAAGACGAATGGAACATCTGAACAGAAATGACAACACGCACCGCCTTGAAGTTCTTCCACAACAACTGAAGTTCCTTCGATCTAATGCAAGAGAGATTCTATATTCGGGTGCGTTCGGTGCGGGAAAGACTCGCGCGATTTGTTTGCGTGTCGCCATGCGTGCTTCCGTTCAAGGCGCAAGAGAGGGATTGTGTCGCAAGACGGTTGTTGCCCTTAAACGATCTACACTCAAAACGCTACTTGAACCAGACGGACTTCTCCCACCAATACTTCCACAGGGTTCGTATGAATACAAAAAGATAGACGGTGAAATCCTGATACATGGTGGCGGTTCGATCATGCTGTTCGGGCTTGAAGATGCAGGTCGCATTGCATCAATGAACTTGTCAGGCGTTGCAGTTGACGAATGTGTTGAGCTGAAGGAACAGGATTGGGATATGCTTAGAGGTCGTATACGTTTGCAATTGCCAAGCTTGTCGAATCAGTTGTATGGAGCTTGCAACCCATCGACTCCGCAACACTTCCTTGCAAAGCGGTTTGGTCTTGCTAGTGGTCACGAGTGCGCACCGAACTGCGAAGCGATCACAACAACGAGCCGTGACAATTGGTTCTTGCCTGAAGATTATGTGAAGGACTTGGAAACGATGACAGGTGTTGCACGCAAGCGATATGTCGAAGGTTTGTGGGTTGGCTCTGATGGTCTTGTGTACGATATGTGGCTTGAAGAAAGATTTGTCGTTGATGAAGTGCCTGAATCATTTGACCGAATGATCGTAGGGATGGATATGGGCTATAACAATCCTGCCGTCTTGTTGCTGATTGGCATAAAAGATGAAAGGGTGTATGTGATTGATGAATGGTATGAACGCCAACGGCTTGAACAAGAAGTCGTTGCAACTGCTATTCGATGGAAAGAAGAACATCCGCAGATTGATTGCTTTGTGGTTGATCCGTCATCTGCGGGATTAAGAGCTTCAATGCGCAATGTTGGTCTTGATGCAATCCCTGCAAACAATGCAGTATTCACAGGGATTCAAAGCGTTGCGGGAAGATTATGCAATGACCCTTCTGGCAAACCGAAGTTGGTTGTTCATCGGAAATGCTCTAATCTGTTGCGTGAATTTGGTTCTTATGAATGGATGAGCAATCAAGATGGGTCGAACAAAGACCAACCGAAGAAGGAACATGACCACGCACTTGATGCACTTCGGTATAGTATTGTACATATAGACGGTTTACGCTCAACACCTTCGATTCGTTCGATCGATGGTATAGGTGACAACGCAAAAATGAATCCACTTTTCAACGATGACTTGTGGACGGAGTGGTGAAAATGCTTGATAAGTTGCGAAAAGGCAAACGGGATAAAACAAATACCAAGGCAACTGATCGCCTTGACTACATGAAAGCAACCGTTCCCGCATGGGAAACACCATTCACGAGCGCACAGCGTTCAAGCTCATATACATCTTTAATGAACCGCTTCAATGGTTGGGTCTACGCTTCAGCGCAAATTATTGCAAGGGCGTGTTCGGCACAACCGATCAAGCTGTATTCGATGCGACCGCAAAACGGAGCGAAGTCGCTCTATCCAACAAGACAACTGAATCAACACAAATCCGCGTTCCTACGTGGCAATCTTGAAACAAAGCCATCAACCTTTGTGCAACGCAAAGCCGTGCAAGGCGAAATGGTTGAAGTGTTTGAACATCCGATCCTTGAACTGCTTGACAATCCTTCGCCTGAAATGGATGGATATACACTTGCGGTTCAACGGTTCTTGAACCTACAAATCACAGGCAATGCATATCTTCATCCAATTATTAGTGAAACACTTGGCGTTCCTGTTGAGCTGTGGAATATGCAAAGCGACTTAGTGTCAATCATCCCTGATGGGCAAATGGATTTAGTCGATCATTATGTCTACGGCAAACAACCAAACACAGCCGAGTTCAGGAAAGACGAAGTGTTGCATGAAAAGCAACCGAATCCGTCCGATCCGTTCTATGGTCGCGGATGGGTATCTGCTTGCATTCCTGCAATCGACTTGCTTGAATCAATGGATGCCTATGAACAAAACGTGCTTGACAATCAAGCCCGACCAGATTGGGCGATCATGGTCAAAGAGCATTTGACTGATTCGCAATACCAAAGACTAATGCAACAAGTTGAACGTCAGCTTGGAGGCAATAACAATCGAAGCAAGCCGTTCATCTTTGAGGGTGGAACTTCTGGTCAGCCCATGTCGTTTTCACCGCAGGACTTGGCGTTTGCATCTGGCGAAGCCCGCAAGGTGGAAGTGATTTCTGCAATCTCTGGCGTTCCTGTGACGATGCTGAAAGCGAATGACCCGAACTTGGCAAGTGCAAGGGAAGGTTCATTGGGCTTCTTGCGCAATACGGTTCGACCATACTTGACACTAGATGAAGCATTCTTGAATCGTCAGCTTG